CCTGCTGGACGCCGAGAGCGAGCCAGGATTCCTCGTGCCGGCGCCGGGCCGCGGCTGGCCGGCGACGCAGGCGCGCGTGAACGCGGTCGAGGTGGTCTACACCTGCGGCTACGGCGCCGATGACGTGGCTGTCCCGGCGAATGCCAAGGGCTACATCCTGGGCAAAGTCTCGGAGCACTTCGCGCCGGCCGGCACGCCGAAGAATGAATTCCTGGGCAAGCTGCTCGATGAGCTGCGGGTGTTCGCATGATGAACGACCGCATCACCCTGAAACAGCCGGGCCCTGGCGCCGGAAAGCTCCGCGCGGCCGACGACTGGGCGGACGTTGCGACAGTCTGGGCCGACGTACTGTTCCCGAGCGGCGCGGAGGTGGTGCGCGCCGGCGGCGAGGTCTCGATCATCAAGTGCTCGATCCGGATCCGCGCCCGCGCCGGCCTCGATACCTCCTGGCGCGTCCAGTTCAAGGGCAAGGCCTACGACATCGAATCGGCGCTGCCAGATGGCCGCGACCCGCGGTTCGTGTTCTTGGTCTGCAAGGGGGTGTCGTGATCGAGTTCGACATGTCGCAGCTCCAGGATGCTTTCAAGGAAATGGCCAAGCGCGTCGAGGAGAGCGTCAGCGAAAGCGCGCTTCGAACCGTCGGCTTTGCCGGCGCCGAGATCTTCCGCGACCAGGCCAGACAGAACTCGCTGAAGCACCGCCAGACCGGCCTGCTGTACGACAGCATCATCACGAAGCGCCTCGAAGAGGATTCGGATGGCGGAAAGCGGCAGGTCTACCTCGTCACCGTGCGCAACGGCGGCGGCGGCCGGCCGGGCGCGTTCTACTGGCGCTTCGTTGAGTACGGCCACAAGTTCGTGCCGCGCAACAAGAGGGTCAGCAAGAAGACCGGCCGCACGATCGGCTGGAAGGCGCACCGGCGCGCCGCTGAGCTGGAGTACGGCACGGCCAGCGCGCCGGCGTACCCGTTTATGCGCCCAGCCTACGAAAGCAAGAAGCAGGAGGCCGTCGACGTCATGACGCGCACCCTGGCCGAACAGATCGCAAGGAATGCCCGATGACCCCTGAAGACCACATCGACGCCGTGCTGCAGCACCTGGCCGGCGGCCGCGTGTTCCCCGACGTGGCGCCGCTGAACACCGAGCGGCCGTTCATCACCTACCAGGCGGTGGGCGGCGCGCCGGAGAACTACCTGAGTGGCGACCTGCCCGGCAAACAGCAGGTTCGCATGCAGGTCAATGTCTGGGCCGAGCGGCGCGCCGAGGCATCCGAGCTCGGCATGTTGGTCGAGGACGCGATGCGCTCGGCGACCGACCTGCAGGTCGAGGTCATCACCGGCCGCACGGCCACCTACGACGAAGAAACCGACCTGCGCGGCGTCATGCAGGACTTCAGCATGTACTGCTGACCGAGCAACACCCCTTTCCAGGCCGCCCCGAGAAATCCGGGCGGCCTTTTTCATGCCCGCGAGGGCGACCAATTGCCCGGACTCCGGGCTTTTTACTTTGAAAGGCCCTCACCATGGCTGTATCCGTCCCCAACAACAGCACCTTCTCGGTCGCTACCACCTATGGCACCCCGATCTCGGTCAGTGCCGCCACCAACGCGACCGAGGCCGTGCTGACCACCGCCACCAACACCTTCGCAGTCGGCGACATCGTCGAGTTCACCAGCGGTGGCTGGGTGAAGGCCAACCTGCGCCTGTTCCGCGTGAAGACGGCGGCGGCCACCAGCATCACGCTGGAAGGCTTCGACACCACCTCGGTGAAGGCCTTCCCGGCCGGCAACGGCGTGGGCTCGCTGCGCAAGGTCATGACCTGGACCGTTATGCCGTACATGAAGGAATTCACCGTCTCCGGCGGCGACCCGAAGTACAACACCGAAGAATTCCTGGACGTCGAAGACGAGATCCAGATGTTCAACGGCTTCTCGGCCTCGTCGATCGCGATGAGCATCGCCGACGATCCGAGCCTGCCGCACAACGCCGTGCTGCAGGCCGCGACCGACTCCCAGGCCGTGACCGCCATCCGCGTGGTGCTGCCGTCGGGCGCACCGCTGCTCTACAACGGCGTGCTGGGCTTCAACCCCAGCCCGTCGCTCGTCAAGGGCCAGGGCATGGTCGTCAAGTGCGGCGTTGCCCTGCGCAGCCGCGTGAACCGCTACGCCTCGTAACCGTATTGCCAGCCGGCGCCGAATGGTCGGCGCTGGCCTTCCCAGCCCGCGGGGTAGCGCCTCGCGGGTCTTTTTTTACTCCTCTCGAAAGAAAATCATGGCAAAAGCAAAACTCTCCCTGGCCGCCGTCGCCACCTTCGCCGCCATCGTCGCGATCCCGGTCCCGGGCGGCAAAACCGCCGACGTCGAGTTCACCTTCAAGTGGATGAACCGCGACGACTTCAAGGAATTCATCGAGAACCTGGCTGGCGCTGAAGACGTCGACGCCCTCATGGACATCCTGGCCGGCTGGGATCTGGACGAGACCTTCAACAAGGACCAGGTCGAAAAGCTGGTGCAGCGCTACATGGGCGCCGCGCGCGCGATCCTCGACAAGTACATCGCCGAGATCACCGGCGCTCGCGCAAAAAACTAAGGGACGTTGCCACCGCCATGTACGAGCCGGGCCCGACCGACGCCGAGCTGGCCGTCGCGGGCCTGACCCGGGAGGAGGTGACAACGTCTGTCGAAATCTGGCCTGAAAATCTGCGGGCCTGCATGCTTTTCCAGAGTCTGCAAACGCAGTGGAACTTAGCGCCGATGGGCGGCCCGGTTGGGCTCAACTTCGTCGTCGCCTACGCCAGGATGGACCGGATGGAGTTGACGCCCGAGGAATACAACCAGTTGGACGAAGACCTGCAGCTACTTGAGGCAGCGGCCCTAGCGACGATGCGCGAAAGCCATTAAAGGGGGCCTTGTTTAAAGGGTATGCCGTTTCGGAAGACCTGTCGCCAAAGGGTAAGTCAAATTGACTTACCCTTTGCTGCGCTCTCGGCTTCGATGTCCTTCAGTCGTTGTTCGACCCAGGAAGGAATCCAAGGTGCCCGCTGGAGCATCTCGGAAACGATCACGGCATCCGGTCGCGCGACACCTTCGGATATTTCGAACGCTGAGCGCATTTGTTCCCGCGTCGCCCCGGGGAATACCGGGATGTAAAGAACTTGTGGCGCATTCGGGTGGATACCGGCGACAAGTAGCTTGGCGAGCATTTCGTCGAAAGAAACACCGTCCTTCGCGGCGAGATTCTTGATCTCATTGGTGATAAACCAGGTCAGCTCCCCGCCGCCATCTTTTGACTTCGGGATCGAGTGGTCAATCTGCGGCGGGCTCACAATCGGCATACTCCATTCGAGTCGGCGCAAAATTTCGGCGTGCAGAGACCTCCCGCCCTCGGCAGCGGCTGCTTCTAGCTTTGAGCGCATGGCATCGGGCATGCGGAGAGGGTACGGTTTTTGAAGGTGTCGGTCGCTCATGGAAGGCATTGTGGATGTTAACTGGATTCTTTTCAATGGATCCACTTGACGCCCACAATTCCAGTGAGTTAAAGTGAGTCCACATAACTTCCACGGAGCAAAAAATGAAAAGCAGGGTGATGCCCTATCCGTACCGTATCGATCAGCCAATCCGTGAAGGCGCGGAAAAGCTTGCGAAAATGGATGAGCGCAGCCTGAACTGGATGTTGAACCACCTCTTGGGTCCAGTGGTCGCTGCAGAGCTTGCACGGCGCCAGCAGGAGGGATTCAGCTGCCTTAAAAATGAAAAAGCCCCGAACTAGCTTGGCGGCGGATCGGGGCTTTGGTGAAACCACACGTGAATGAGGAAACGAGATGAATGCTACAGCAGTCACTACCAAGATGCAACATGCGTTGACCTTCGGCGCGCATGAAGTCAAGACGATCACCCGCGAGGGGCAGCTCTGGATCAGTAGCACTGAGCTCGGTGCAGCGCTGGATTACGCGTTCCCTGATCAGGCGGTCACAAGGATTTATAACCGCAATGCCAGCGAGTTCACTGCCGCTATGACGAAAATGGTCAAGATAGCGACAGCCGGCGGCAAGCAGGCTATGCGGTTCTTCAGCTTGCGCGGGGCTCATTTGATAGCCATGTTCGCCCGCACTCCCAGGGCGAAAGATTTTCGCTGCTGGGTGCTCAACGTTCTCGATCGCGAGGTCGCGGCGCTGAAAGAAGCGGCTTATGCAGATAAGGAGCTCAGCTACAACACCCGCTTGGCGCTGCAGGGCATCTGCACCGAGGTCTACTTCATGGCCAGCTGGTGGCGTCACTTCGGCGAAGGGATCAGGCTCATCAGTCCCCATGCCTACAATCTGATCTACGAGCGTTTCCTGTTCGCGCCTGGCCGCGCTGACGAATTGGTCAAGGAGTTCGATCTGAATTCGAGGAAGGAGGCCGCCAACACCGAGCAGTGGGAGTACCTGGTGCGCGAGCGCCGCAAGGAGGCAAAGTTCGCCGGCCGCTATACGGAGTGCGTGCAATGAGCGCGCTCGTCAATGGCGTGCCGACCATGACGAGCATCGAGCTAGTTGCGCTCATCAACACGAAGCGAGGGAAGGGCGAGAAGGTCCTCAAGCACAACAATTTCTTGGTGAAAATCGAGAGGCATCCCGGGATTACGTCAGCTAAATTTTTAGCTCACGTTGATGTCCCAGGGCCGAATGGCGCTGTCCGTAAAAGCAAGTGTTACGTGCTGCCAAAGCGCGAGTGCGAGCTGATGGTGATGAGCGAGTCGCTCGAAGTCCAGACGCGCGTGTACGACAAGCTCGCCGCCCTCCAGTCGAAAGCCGAAGATCACAGGCGGCTCCGGCATGAGGCGGCGGCCAGCTTCAAGGTGATGGCCCAGGTCCTGCTGATGCGGCGCGAGCAGGAGGGCAAGAAGTGCGCGCCTCACCACTTCATGAATGAGGCCAGGATGATCAACCAGGCGCTCACTGGCGAGTTCAAAGGGCTGAGTCGTGATGAGCTGACAGTCGAGCAGCTCGACGCCTTGGCAAAGCTGGAGATCAACAACGCGGTGCTGATCGCCTCGGGTCGTCCGTACCAAGATCGCAAGGTCGAGATGGCTGCGCTCGCCGGGAGCGCACGACTGATCTCATGAAGCCTTTTGCGATGAGACGGCCGCCCTAGAAATAGTGGCGGCTTTTCGTGCTGGTGTAACATTGCTCTTCCATATACGGAGGAGTGATGAAGCGCGTAATTGTTATAGCAACATTCTCACTGGCGGCTGCAGCGGCCAGCGCAGCGCCGCCGCTATCGTGCCGGGAAGACCCGGACACGAAGGCGACGGTTTGCTATGAGCGAAAAACTGTTCGCTCAAACGGAGAGCTGCGCTCGTTCGCGATGGCGACTGGTGGACCGAAGGGTGTCGATAAGTCGCCCTACTTGGGCGTGGTGAATTGCCGCGTCAAATACCTTGAACTGCGCGACAGGAAGGGAGTCGTGGTTTCCCGCGACGCCCCGAAAAAGGCGCACCTCCGCTATCTGGTCTCCGACGTCTGCGAGGAGCCAAGGCCTAAGCCGGACAAGACTCTGGACTAGAATTTTTGTTAAGCAAACCAAACCGCCCTCGAGGCGGTTTTTTTATGGGCGAACGATGAGCGAAACCGTAAATAACGCAACCATCCGCGTGGACGTCGACGCCAGCGGTGTCGATGCGGGGCTTCGCAGGATCGAGGAAGGCGCGAATCGCACCGGGAAGAACCTGGATAACCTCGGCGCCACGGCGAAGCGCACCGCAACCTCCTTGGAGGAAGTCGCCCGCACGCCGGGGCTGGAGGCTGCTGGCGACGGTGCCGGGGTGGCCGCCGGCCGGATGGATCGCGCTACGAAAAGCATGGCCGATTCGATCCAGCGAACGCTGGCGACCATGAATGCAGGCGCCAAGGGCTCGGCGCAGTATTACGAGGCGCTGGCAAATTCCCGCGGCCTCGACGTCAACGCGCTGCGCCCCTTCTTGAATCAGCTCGACGAGATGACGAAGAAGAGCGCCGCCGCAGCCGAGGCTCAGCGGAAGTTGGATGAGTCGACCAAGTTCCTCGACAGCCTCCGCGCGCGCACTGAAGGCATCGGCAAATCCGCATCGGAATTGGCGGCCCTGCGCGCCCAGCAGCTGGGAGTCAGCGACGCCGCGGCTGAAATGATCGAGCAGCTTCGGCAGCAGGAGGAGGCGGGCGAATCGTCGTTCGGCAGCTTGAGCGAAAGCGCCGAGGGCTACAAGACCACGTTGCTTGCTGTCGGTGCGGCCGTCGCAGCGGCTGCTGTGGCGGGCGCTGCGCTGGTCAACGTCGCAATCAATGACCTGGCCGAACTTGACGATATGGCGCAGAAGACCGGATCATCGGTCGAGAGCCTTTCGAAGATCCAGAAGCTTGCGACGGTCTTTGGCGCAGATATGGCTGTCGTCGATGGGGCCCTGACGAAGCTGTCCAAGGGCATGGCTGACCTGGACGAAGATAGCAGCAAGGTACAGAAGGCGCTCAAGGCGCTGGGCGTCTCGTCCAGGGACGCCGCAGGCGGCTTGCGCGACCCATCCGTCGTGCTGGTCGACGCGGCAACGAAGCTGTCGGGCTACAACGACAGTGCGGCGAAGACGGCGTTGATCAATGACCTGATCGGCAAGTCCGGCGCCGACCTTCTGCCGTTCCTGAACGACCTGGCTGACAATTACGACAAGGTCACCGGAACGTCTGGCGAGGCCGCCGGCGCGGCCGCGGAGTTTCAGGATCATATCGGCTGGCTGACGATGGACCTGAAGGGCCTGGTCACTTCGGTCGCGGTCGACGTTGCGCCGACGCTGCGCGACTTGGTCGGCACCTTCTCGGACGTCTACAAGCAGCAGGCGAAGCTGGAAAAGGGTGACTGGTCGGAATGGGCCGACGACCTCGGCCTGGGATTTGCAAAGGCGTCGGACGCGGTGGCGACGTTCGCGCGATCGACCAAAGTCGCGTGGGACGCACTGAAGGCAGTGCGCGCCGGCTTCGAGATCGTGAACGGCCTCGCGCTCATCAGCCCAGTCGAGGCTGCATATGAATCCTTCACCGGCGGCGATGGGCTCAAGGACGTCAAGAAGTCCTACGCCGACCTGAGGCAGGCCATTCTGGACGGGCAGGGGAGTATCGAGAGCCTCAGCAAGGCGCCGTCAGATGCTTTTGAAGCGGCGTATCGTGCGCGTCTGGCCGGCCGCGCTGCACCCGCAGATGCTGCCCCTGGCGCGCCAGTCCCTAGGAGGCGAGAGCTGGACTACGGGAGTGGTAGCGATAAAGGAGTAGAAAAAGCCGCGAAGGCTGCTCAGGAGTACGAGGCGCTGCTCGACCGCATCAACGGCAAGACCGTCGGCATCGACCCCAGCTTCTACGCCGACCTGGGCAAGCTCTATGCCGGCTACAAGGCTGGCAAGCAATCGCTGTCCGAGTACGTGGCCACGGTCGAAACATATATCGGCCAGCAGCCGTTCGCCAAGCAGGCAGAGCAGGACCGCCTGCGCGCGGCGAAGGAGCTGAGCGACTTCCAGGAAGGCTACGCCAAGTCGCAGGCGGCATACACCGCCGTGCTGGATAAGCGCCTGCAGGATGCTGAGACCGAGGCGACGCGCAACGAAGAACTGGCGCGCACGTACGGAATGAGCAAGTCCGCTGTCGAGGCGCTGGAGCTGGCGCGCCTCGAGGAGCAGCTGGCGCAGCGGTCGACGCTGGGCCTGACGCTGACCGAGATCGAGACGCTCGAGAAGCTGATCGACGCCAAGAAGCGGAACGCCGCTGCGGTGTCGGCGATGGAGCAGGTCGACGCAGCAAAGAAGGCGGCGGAGGAGTGGAAGCGCGCGGCCGACTCGATCGAGCAGTCGCTCACCGACGCGCTGCTGCGCGGGTTCGAGAGCGGGAAGGACTTCGGCCAAAACCTGGTCGATACGCTCAAGAACATGTTCGGCACGTTGGTGCTGCGGCCGATCATTTCGGCCGCTGTCACGCCGCTGGCGGCAGGTCTGACCAATACTCTGGGGCTGGGTGGCGCGGCTGGCGCCGCTGGTGCCGGCGCGACGGGCCTGGCCGGCGTTGCCAGCGGAGTGTCGAACCTGTACGGCCTGGCCACCGGCGGCGCCACGCTGGCCGGCGGGCTCGGTACAGGCTTCCTCGGTAGCCTGGCTGGCGGCCTGAACGGCGCCGGCATCGGCTCCGGCCTGACGTCGGCGCTCGGCATGAACATCGGCAATGGCATCGCAAGCGTGGTCGGCCCAAACATCGCCAGCGGCATCGCATCAGGTCTGTCAGGCCTGGCGGCAGCTGCGCCGTGGGTGGCTGGTGCGCTGGCGGTCGTCTCGATCGGCAAGGCGGCCTTCGGTCGTGGCCCGAAAGAGTACAGCGGCGAGCAAACGCTGAACGGCTCGCTCGGCGCCGGAGGCTTCTCCGGCACCATGGATGCGGAATGGGTGAAGAAGGGCGGGTGGTTCCGCAGCGACAAGAAGGGCACCGATCGTAACCCGGTCGGCGCCGAGTTCGCTGCGGGGCTGACGTCGGCCTATGACGCCATCAAGGCATCGTCGGCGGACTTCGCTGAGGTCCTGGGCCTGAATGCCGCGAGTATCGCAAGCCGCTCGCAGACCATCAAGATCGCGCTCGGCAAGGACGAGGCCGCCAACCAGGCGGCGATCGCGGAGTTCTTCGCTGGCGTGGCCAACACGGTGGCGGCCGAGCTGCTGCCGGAGATCGGCAAGTTCCAAGTGCAGGGCGAGCAGGCCTCGGCCACGCTCCAGCGCCTGGCGGTCAACTTTAGCGCGGTCGACCAGATCCTGGTGGCGATGGGCACCAGCTCGGAGGTTGCATTCCGGGCGGTCGGTGCTGCATCGATCGAGGCACGCGAGCGGCTGCTGGCGTTCGCCGGCGGCGTCGACGCGCTCGCCTCGGCGACGACCTTCTTCAACGATAACTTCCTGTCGGAGGCCGAGCGGGTGGCGATCATCCAGAAGCCTCTGCAGGAAGGGCTGGCTGCGCTCGGCTTCGCAAGCCTGACCACCGCCGACCAGTACAAGGAAGCGGTGCAGCAGCTGGTGTCGTCCGGCGCGCTGGCCACGGAGCAGGGCGCCAAGCAGTACGCCGGCCTGCTGGCCCTTGGCGCCCAGTTCAAGACCGTGTCCGACTACCTGAAATCAGTGGGCGATGCGGCAGCCGAAACTGCTCGCCTCGCTGCTGAGGCGGCGCAGAAAGCGACCGAGGCAGCACGTCAAGCTGCGCTCGACCAGGCATTAAGCCTGACTTCCGGCGTCGACGACGCCTTCTCGGTGCTGCAGCGGGTTGTCGGTCGCCAGAAGGAAGCGCTTCAGGAGGACATCCAGGCACGGACCGAGGCGGTCAACAAGCTGCGCAGCCTGACCGACGCCGCGCGCAACTCGCTCAACGGGATGCGCACACCGGAGCAGCAGCAGGCGAGCCAGGCCCAGGCCCGCTCGGAGATTGGTGCGGCACTGGCCATCGCCCGCGCCGGCGGCGGCCTGGGCGACGTCGAAAAGCTGCAGCGCGCGATCGCCAACCTTGGAAGCGGGCCCTCGACGGACGCCTATGCCAGCTATCAGGACTACCAGCGCGACCTGTTCCAAACGCAGGGCGACCTGGCCGAACTGGGCAAGCTGACCGACAGCGCGCTGTCGGTGGAAGAGCGAGCCCTGAACGCCGCACAGGACCAGGTCAAGCAGTTGGACCTGATGCTGGCGCGCGAGCAGGAGCAAATCGACGTCCTGAAGGGCATCAGCACGACGGGACTGTCGATCGTGGACGCGCTCCGGGCGCTGCAGGGCGCATTGGCAGCCGCCAACGCCAACCCGGTGGTGGCCGCCAGCTCCGCGATCAACGGTGCCTATCAGCAGTACCTGGGCCGCGCCCCTGATGCTGAAGGCTTCGAGTGGTGGAAGAACGCCGCAGCCGGCGGCGCGCCAATCAGCCAGATCGTCAACGGTATTGCTGGCTCGACCGAAGCCGAGCTCAATCGCCTCTATAAGGACGTGCTGGGGCGGGCGCCGGACGCCGAGGGTCTCGCATTCTGGAAGAGCGCCTACGGGTCGACCATGAGCGAGGCGGAGAAGGCGGACTGGCTGAAGGCAGCCCAGAAGGATGCCCTCGGCAAGCTGCCCGGGTTCGCAGTCGGCACCAACTTCGTCAAAGCCGACATGCCGGCAATGATCCACCAGGGCGAACGCATCATGCCTGCGGCCGATAACCGCGAGCTGATGCGCCGCCTGGCCAACCCGGAGAGCAATTCCGAGGCCCTGGCCGCCGAGGTCGCGCGCCTGTCGGCCGTGCTCGAAGCGCAGCAGCGTGAAAACGTGGAGCTGCGCGAGGCGCTGCGCGATGGGTTGCTTGCGATCGCCACGCACACCAGCAACACGGCGAGCCACCTGGACGACGTGGTGAACGGCCGCAAGCCGATCGCCACGGAGCCCGCCCAGCCAGTATCAGCATAAGGAGCCCGATGGATATCATCGAACCCGTCACCCTGGGTGACGTCACCTGCACGCGCGCCGTTTCGGCACCGTACTACGACCGAAATGGCGTGCAGCAGATGGCGCCGCCGAACACTCTCCGGGTCACCTACGACCCGGCCGACCTGAGCAAGGCGCCATACGCTTTGCTCGACGCCGGCGAGGTGATCGGCGCCGGCGCGGGCCTGGTCTATTCGAACGTGCCGATCGCCGAGCAGACGTACAGCTCGGCGGCGACGTACGCGAAAGATGCGTTGGTCTACGACCCGGCGAGCCACAATGTCTACCAGTCCCTGATCGCGAGCAATACCGGCAAGGCGCTGACGGACACGAGCGCCTGGACGCCCCGCGGTGCGGTCAATCGCTGGGCTATGCTGGACCAGTACAACAACACCCAGACCTCTAATCCAGAAGAGGTCATCATCGTTCTCTCTCCCCAGGTGATCAGCCAGGGCTT